CTGCGGTCGTGACGGAGGAGGGCGACGAGGCGCTGACCGGCGCGGCCGCGGGCCTGCTCCGGGACGCACAGGGCCGGACGGTCGAGAGCTTCGAGCCCGGCATGATCCTCTACCGGCGCGGCATGGGCTCGGTGGAGGTGGTGAACCCCTCCGGTGGCGGATCGCACACCGCCTTCGCCCGTCGTGCCCTCGAGGCGGCTGCCGTCGGTGCGGGCCTCACCTACGACCAGGTCTCGGGGGACCTGACGCAGGCGAACTACTCCTCGCTGCGCGCGGGCAAGATCGAGTTCCGCCGCCTGTGCGAACAGGTGCAATACGGGATGCTGATCCCGATGCTCGTGCGCCCCATCGCCGAGCGGTTTCACGCGCAGGGCGCGCTGCTCGGGCTCTGGGGCAGCGACATGCCGGACGGCGTCAGCCACGTCCCCCCGGCGCACGAGATGATCGACCCGCTCAAGGACACCACGGCGCTGATCGCGCAGGTACGTGCCGGCTTCGTGCCGCAGCCCGAGGCGGTCGGGGCCTTCGGCTACGACTTCCGCCAGGTGGTCGAGATGATCCGCGAGGCCAACGCCCTGCTCGACGAGGCAGGCCTGTCGCTCGACAGCGATCCGCGCCGCGTCGCGAAGTCCGGCGCCGCACAGGACGCGGCGCAGCTCGCCGCCATCGAGATTGCCGCCACCGGTGCCGCCTCGCCGCGCGCCGACACGCCGGCCAATCCCCCAGGAGCCACACCATGATCCCAGGCGGCTATGACTGGGCCGACGACATGCTCAAGGTCAAAAGCATGCGCCGGCGCTTCCGCGACAATTTCGCGGGCGACGCCCTCAACCCGACCCGCTGGGAGGTGCTCGCCACGGGCGGCGGCATGACGCTGACCGTGGCGAACGGCACCGCGCAGATCTCCACCGGCACCACGCTGGATGACGAGCTCATCCTGCTCAGCCGCCAGAGCTTCATGCTGCCGCTGCGGGTGATGATCGCGCTGAACCTCAGCCAGCGCATCGCCGGCCAGACCGCGTGGCTGGAGCTGGTCAGCGTCACGCCCGAGACCGGCCTGCCCGACGAGCGCAACATCGTCGCTTGGCGCCTGGACGGCATCAGCGCCACGCTGGCCAATTACGAGGTGGGCAGCGATGGCGCGCCGCGGCTTGGCACCGCCTCGGGCGTGACCATCCCCACCACCGCCCCGGCCGGCTGGTCAGTGCTGGAGCTCGAGCCCAACAGCGACGAATGCTACTTCCACGGCCGCGCGCTCGACGGCACCGGGCTGCGCGCCAATTCCTACGCCCGCCAGCAGCAGCTGCCCGACCCGGCCGCGGTCTATCGCTTTCGCATCCGCGTGCGGAACCGGCAGGTGTTCCACGGCATCTCGGCTGTGGCCAACAACGGCAGCAGCGCGGTGCGCATCACCCGCGCCGCGCATGGCTACGCGACCTCTGACTCCGTGACGGTGGCCAATGTCGCCGGCGTTCCAGGGGCGAATGGCACCTTCACCATCACGGTGATCGACGCGAACAACTTCGACCTGGTCGGCTCCACCTTCAGCGGCGCCTATGTGAACACCGGCTGGGCGACAATCAGCCGCAATCTGGCGCCGGCCAGCAACACGGACCTGCGGCTGCAGTTCGTCTCGATCTCCGACTACGCCGAGCTCACCACCGCCATCACCGCCGGCCGGGCCAATGCCGTCGCCGGCCAGGGGATCGGGGTGAACGTGCTCAGCGCCACGGCCCCCGCGCTCAGCGTTGTCGGCGGCCAGGCCCGCAACACCGCCGGCGCGGTGCCGGTGCTGGCCGCCACGGGCTATTCGGCGAACCCGGTGGCGGTGACCACGGCGCGCGGCGTCGATCTGCTGGCCACCTTGATCGGCGCGATCGTCACCAAGCCCTATGCCATTCCCGAAGCCGATTGGACCTATGCCGGGCCTTTGGCCGGCATCGCCACCGGCAGCGACACCGCCGTACAGGCCGCCGGTGGCGCCGGCATCCGCCGCTACGTGACGGGGATGCAGGTGCAGAACGCCAGCGCCACGGCCACAGAATTCCAGATCCGCGACGGCACCACGCCGATCTGGCGCGCGCTGCTGCCGGCCAACCTCGGCCCCACCAACATCGACTTCCCGACGCCGCTGCGCACCACGGCCAATGCTGCGCTGAACATCCAGGCGGTGACGGCCAGCGCGGTGGTGATCGCCAACCTCCAGGGCTTCACGGCGCCCTAAGCCCAGGACCTTCCGCATGACAGAACCGATCGAACCGGGCGGGGGCACCCCCGCGCCGGATCCCGACGCTGCGCCCGATCGACTTCCCGCCGCTGGGCAGTCGATCACCGCGTGCCGCGCGCTGGCCGCGCCCGTCACCGTCAACCGCGCCGCGCGCACCGTCGAGGTGGTTTGGTCCACCGGCGCGAGGGCCCGCAACTTCGTCCCGCCGCTCGGTCCCATCATCGAGGAGCTCGACATGCGCCCGGAGGCGGTGCGCATGGACGCGCTGCGCTCGGGCCGGGCGCCCGTGCTCGACACCCACCGCCGCGCCGGCACCCGCGATGTGCTGGGCCGCGTCACCGCCGCGCGCCTCGAGGCCGGCCGCGGCTACGCAACGCTCCAGTTCAGCGGCGCCGATGACGTCGAGCCGGTCTGGCAGCGCGTCGCGGATGGAACGCTGCAGTCAGTGAGCGTCGGCTACCGGGTGCATCGCTACGAGCCCCGGCCGGATGCCGCCACCGGCCAGACCATCCACCGCGCGGTGGATTGGGAGCCCTACGAGATCTCGATCGTGCCCGTCCCGGTGGATGGCCTGGCCGTGATCCGTGGCGAGGAGCCGCAGGGCGCTCCCGCCACCGCCATCGAACCCGCCCTGACCATCCCTGAGGAACCACCCATGCCCGAGACGACGCCGGCCTCGCCGGATCCCGCGCCGGCGCCGTCCGCGCCGCCCATCGCAACCCCGCCCCAGGAGAACCCCGTGACCACGACGCCCACCACCCCGCCTCCCGCTCCGCCCGAGCCGACCCGTGCCGCGCCGCCCGCGCCCGACCTCGACGCCATCCGCGCCGAGGCGGACCGCGCCGCCGTCGAGCGCATCGCCGCCTATGAGCCGGTGCTGGCCGCTGCGCGCGGCCTGGTGACCCCCGACATGCTCGACGCCATGCGCGAGGCCGCGATCCGCGACCGCGTCTCCCCGGAGGTGCTGCGCGGTCGCCTGTGGGAGGCCTTCACCAGCGGTGCTGCGCGGCCCTCCCTGCCGGCACGCCCGGAGACCGGCCCCGGCCAGGACGACCCGGCCAGCCTGCTCGACGCCATGGCCGAGGCGCTCGCCGCCCGCTCCATGCCGGGCTACCAGGCGCCCAGCACCGGCCCTGGCGCCGGGCGCCACGTCGAGTTCATGGGCTGGCGCCCCTCCGACATGATGGGCGAGCTGCTCCGCGCCCGGGGCGAGCGAAACATCCCCCGCAACCCGACCATCCTGGCCGAGCGCGCCTTCCACACCACCTCGGACTTCCCGGCGCTGCTCTCGGCCGCGGCCAACAAGATGCTGCTGGCGGCCTATGCGCCGGCGGCACCCACCTACCGCCAGATCTTTCTCCGGCGTGACTTCCGCGACTTCAAGCCGCACCGGCACCTCCGCGTCGGTGATTTCCCGACGCTGCTGCCGCTCATGGAGAACGGCGAAATCCAGGCCGGCACCATGTCCGAAAGCCAGGAGATCATCCTGCTGCAGACCTTCGCGCGACGCATCCGCGTCACGCGGCCGATGCTGGTGAACGACGACCTCGGCGCCTTCACCGACTTCGCCGCTGCCATCGGCCGGCGCGTCGCCGACTTCGAGAACGCCACCGCCTATGGCCTGCTGAACTCGGCGAACGGCGACGGCCCGACGCTCTCCACCGGCAACGCCGCGGTGTTTGGCACCGCTGCCGCGCGCGCCAACAAGGCCTCCGCTGGCACCGCCCTCGACCTCGGCGGTCTGGCCGCGGGCCGAGCTGCCGTGATGCGCCAGCGCACCCTCGACGGCCTGCCCATCGCGGTGGGCGCGCAGATGCGGCTGCTCGTCGGGCCGAACCTCGAGCTCCCCGCCCGCCAGCTCACCGTGCCGGTCGCGGCCAACCAGATCAGCCAGGAGAACGTCTACGCCTCCTTCGTGCAGCCGGTGGTCGAGCCGCTGATCCCCGCCAACCGCTGGTACCTCTTTGCGGAGC